CTAACTCCCCACATACCTCCAAGAATCTCGGTTCTGTGGAAAGGGTGGTCCCTCATAATATGAAAACTTTTGTCGCTTTCTAACCACTCATTAACAGCGGCTGCTTCCCGATGATTTAGTCTTGAGTCACAATCCCTCGACAGCATCACCTCAATGCTAGGGTCTGAGGCAGCTTCAAACCTCCAAAACATACCTCTCCAATCTCCTGCTTCGTCTTTCAGAAAAACTTCACAGTTTTCTGTGCTTTCCAAAGTATGCACAACATGGTCTGGGGTGGAGGTTCCAACATAAAACCTAGTCTTCCATCCGGGGTAAACTGTTGATGCTAGTTCCGCATTTTTTATTGCGCCTTGCGTGTATATTGGATTGTCCCCCCAAAGGCTAAACGATATTACCCTTTTCAAGCGTAAATCTCCCGTATTTCTTTATCTTGCCTAATGTGTTCGTGAAAGGTCTCCTTGTTGCTGCTCATTCCTTGGGGGTTCCAGTAGTATGTTCCGATTGCCTCGGGAATACTCATAAGCTCACAGCCTCTTGATAGCAGCTTTAGCCACATCTCGTAATCCCCGGAAATTGTGTACTCTGTGTTGAACATTCCGGCATCTATGACCGCTTGTGTTCTTAGAAGAGGGAAAGGACCGCAAATGCAGTTTGCAATCAAAGTCTCCTTACTCATTTCTGGAGATATGGATAGGTTCACTATTTGCGTATGCTCCTTGTCCCTCACCGTCAAATATGAGGAATAGATCATATCCGCTTGTGGATTGGCTACAGCATATGCCAGCAAAGTAGATATTGCAGCGGGGTATAGCCGATCATCAGTGTTGAAGTTCATGGTGTATTCGGTTTTACTTTCGCTATACCCAATATTCCATGCTTCGTAGATAGAGCATCCTGGCTCTTGGATATGATGAGGGCTAATGCCTTTCCGAAACTGGTAGTTTGTGATTGTTTCCCAGGAGCCGTCATTTGATCCCGCATCGACAAAGATGATATCAAACTCCTTCTCTAGCTGATTATTCACAGACTCCAGGTATCCGTCGATCCATTTGGCGGAGTTGAAGGTTGAGCATACTATAGTTACTTGCTTCATTATAGGTTTCCTCTCCCGTTAGTTCCTGCAAGTTCTGGGCGAACATTGATTAGTACCTTTTCGTACCAAGCAATCTTTGCTCCCGCAGCCTCACACTTCATAAGATGAAATGCGTCGTGATAGTTGTCCCCTCCCTCCGGCAGATTCGTGTCGAACGGCACTTTACTGGTTAGGCTTCGTCTGTAAGTGGGACAGGCTACATTACCAATAGCAAGCCCTCTCGCAGAACTATCGCAAAGAACCATTCCCGTATTGAACTTTAGTCCTGGGATAGCAATGTCTACCTTTGGGTTTCTTGTTAGAAAGCTCTTCATGTAACTACCAGCCCCTTCCACAAACTCGTCATCGTCATCTAGGATAGTGAAGTATTCAGTCTTGGTAAGGGCAGCCCCTACATTCAAAAGCATCGAGCCGTAAACATCAGGGGTCTTGGGGATAATATATTCGTTATAACAACTAATCCCGCTCCGCGATTTTGCCTCGTCGCCGTCAAACAGAACTAGCACATTTTCCTTTCCAAACTCACGCTCGGCGGACTCCACAGCGTTGGCAAGCGTTGGTCTGCCGAGAGTTCTAATAACAACAGTTATCATGATGTAACCTCCTCCTGCTGAGTGGGGATCTGCGACTTGTGTTCTAGGATAGTCTTGTATAGGTGAAGTCTGCCGCCTACTAGCTTGTTGATATCGAACATGGTGTTGCAGTATTGGCGTAGGTTCTCGCCCATCTCCTTTACCTTCTTTGGGTTCTTAGCTAGGTTAGACAGTACGCGAACCCAATCCTTTGATCTGTTTTCCTTTGGGATCAGGTATCCGTTCAAGCCGTTGACGATATGCTCATCATAGCAGCCAACATCGGTAGCCACAAGTGGAACTCCATAGCGACCAGCTTCCGCGAGCTTGATCTCAGACTTGGAATCGTTGAACTCGTTAGGCTCAAGGAACGCTAGTGCTACATCCATGTTTGAATAGAACACACCATACTTATCCGGGGGCTGTGCGGTAAAGATTTGATAGTTGCTATTCTTCTTTCCGTTCATACCCAGGGCTAGGTTCTTCTCATAGCCTCTCCAAACATCCTGCTGCCACTCATTCCAATCAGGCTTACCGTCAACGATAGGAGGCATAGGTCTGCCGTAGAAGCCCCAATGCACCTTCTCTTTGCCCACCTTCTGATTGACTAGGTGAGGTACTCCACGGAACTGCTTTACATCTACATCGTGGTGAATACCCCCTGCCCACCCGAAGCGAGTGATTCCCGGTGCTTCGATTCTTGGGTTGTTCCAGCAGTCAAGATCAAAATCAATAGCGTTCTTGATGATTGCTAGACAGCCGCGAACATAAGGTCTGATGCGCTCTGCAAACTTAGCCTGAGTGACGGTAACGAGATCTACATTGTTATAGACATATTTGGTTAGCTCCGCAAGGTTCTTATCCTTATACAGATCGTACATTCTATGTCCTTTGTATAGATCCGTGAGCAGATCATCCGTATCAAAGTGCGTCATGCACCCGTGCTGGTGTCCTTGTCTGAGGATCTCAATCGTGTACACTCCGCCGAAGTTATGGATGTTTTGCGTGAACACGATATCGGCCCACTTGAAGTTCTCATACTGGAAATCAGGTGGGGTTGTGGTTTGCTTTTCCTTGTCCCAGGCAAGGGGGTTATCGTCCCAACGAATCTCTACCTCATCAGGGAACTTCTCCTCTAGTTTTTTTAGAGGCATAAGAATACGGTAGTAGGAACAACCGCCATGATTAGAGGGGCAAGCTAGAATGCGGAGCTTGCGTTTTGTTCGCACTTCGGTCGGAGTGCTTTCTAGGGAAGATACATCCATAATCTATTAAAGCCTATAGAAGGTCGATAATGAAAAAAAATAAGACCCTACCCAAAAGAGTAGGGTCTTTTCAATGACAGGTATTAGAACTGCAAGTCGCTGTTCAGGTGAGAAAGATAATCATCATCGTCACCTTCATTCGACTCGGAGCTTTGTGTCGGGGAACTTGACGGGCTAATGATCTGGTTGATCAGAGCAGAAGTCTCGTCAGCGAACTCCTTCATGTCGCCGTAATCACCGATCCGTACAAGACTGTGAATATCGTGAAGCTCGTCCATAGCAGCAGAGATTTCTGCGTCGGTTGCTGCGGGAGTCTTCTTGGGGCGGAACGCAGACTTGTCGTAGTTCGGATAGCCACCAATCTTCTCTTTCACAATCTTTAGATCGTTACCTTCTTTGAGGTCGAATACGGTTTCACCGTTATCGCCAATATAATCTTCATCAAGGGCGGTCTGTAGAATCTTGTTGAACAGCTTTTGCCCCATCGAAAGGATCTTCACATCGCCAGTGCGTCGGTCAATGCAGTTGACATAGTAACGCTTGTTGCCACGGAGAGCGCGAGCGGCTGTGGCTGCGTCTTCGTTGTTTCCTGCGTTGCGACCACCAGTAGCTTCGATACGCTTCCACGCTGCGTAGTAGGCATCGCACACGGGGCATTCTTCGTCCTTGACCTTGCGGCAGTGGAAGTTGCGACCGTTGATGCGGTGGATAGCGGACTCAGCGTACCAGTCCTGGTCATCTCTGTCCCAAGGCAAGATGCGTACATACGCCTCGCCCTCGTCTAGCATGAAGAACTTCTCAAGGAAGTCCTGATTGTTTCCGCCACCCTGCTTATTCATGGAGGCGTACTTTTCTCGTAGTTTGTTTAGGTCAATTGACATTATAGTAGTTTGGATTCGTGTCTGCGGTTAGCGGAAATCTGGACGAGCATATCTCGTGCGTACTCCAGGCTGTTTAGCAAGTTCTTTGCCAAGAGCATTTTGTACTGAGCATTTTCTGATGCTGCTTTGACCGACTGATACTCTGGACAAGCCAGAACTTCAGAGGTCGTAGCATCAACAGTCGCCTTTTTTCCCTCGGTTAGTAGTTGGTTACGGAACTTGATTTTGAGTTCAGCTTCTACCCGTTCCATAGTAGCAACTGATTGGTCGTATTGTGACCGTGCGTAAGCGTAAACTCCACCAAAGAAAGCGTGGTGTGTTGGTAGCTTCTCCAGAAGAGAGTCTACGCTGTTTGAGTTGAGGCTTGTGTAAGCCTTGACATAGTGCTGGTATTTATCTTCCAGCGTTTCGTATGTCTCAACGATCTCGGGAGATGCGTTCATTGTACTAGAAGTACCTCGTTTAGATATGCGATGAGGTCGGGGTTCTGGGCGTGGAGCATGAAGTTTCCGCACCCACAAAGAGCGGTAAGATACTCGTTAGTTGGCGTTGGCATATCACCTTCTGTTGAGCCTCCTAGACCAGCGTATTCCATTACGATGTGCCAGCACTCATGTAGAAGCGTCTCTGCGATAGAGATCTCCTGGATACCTTTCGTGTAGATTAGGATTTCGTTCTTTCCGAAGTCTACAAAGCCCCAAGTGTCTTCTGTTTTGAGCGGGTTGGTGGTGTACTTGACAGAGAACACCTTGCCTCCGTAATAGATCTGAACTGGTCTGTTGAAGCTCATTTTTGTGACATGATTAGCCTAGAGTAATCCACCCGGATAGGCACAGTATATCTAGCTCGTCCGTTGCGGGACTTCATCAGATACACTCGGGCTTCCCCTTTGTCGAACTCCTCCTCACGCTGGTTGATGGAGAATGAGAGGTCTGCTACACGAATCTTGCCATAGGAATCAGCAAGCTCGGTATCGGTAATAGTCTCTACCTTGCGCCCCTCTCGGTTAGTTTGGGTAGCAGTCCACAGCAATAGGTTATGCTCAACTGCAATACCACGAAGCTCTTGGGCTAGACGCTCCTGAATCTGATACTCAGACATAGAATCATCACCCGTCATCAGTTCCAGATAATCAACGATAAGAACATCAGGTCTGAAGTCTTCGTAGTTATCTAGTTGGTTGATGTAAGCTCTTAGCGCAGGGATGGTAAGACGCTTGGTTGGGAACTCCTTGATCTTGAGCTTGCCCATAGTCCTACCACTCTCCGCCAGCTTGTCTTGGATCGCCTTGAGGCGATACGCAACAATCGTACTGTCTTCTTTGGCTTCTGCCAGCTTGGTGCGAGTAAGGACCGAATCAAATCTTTGTGCGATTCGGTCCTCGCTCATTTCAAGTGAAACATAAAGAACATTGTGACCATCCAGGATGGATCGACAGCCTTGATTGACAAGGTAAATCGACTTACCCACACCTGGAGGTGCGACTGCCATTGCGAACTCCTTGCGGCACATCCCTCCTTCCAACTCATAGTTCACGGTGTCGAATGGAGTTCTGAAAGACGGGGCAACAGTTTTGTTGTTTAGTCTTTCAATCCGCTCATCGAAGTCCTCAACATAGTCTTGACCAAGATCTACCGTTCGCCCTACATTGAGAGCAGAACGGATCTTTTCCTCGATCATGGCGAACTTCTTACCTTTGATAAGATCGACCGATTCCAGAATAGCGGACTTGATTGATTGCTCCTTTGCGAACTCCTCAACCAGATCAATGTAATAATCCGGGTTAGACTCCGCTTGAATGTCGAGCTTGTTGATTTGCTCTAGTTCATAGGTGTAATCAGATAGCCGCTCAGTTTCAGTCTTCGTGTTTTTTACGAAGTCGATGATTTGGTCATCATTTGGGGTCTCCTTATACTTGAGGTAGTGGGAAGCAATCGCATCCCAAATACGCCCGTGACACGGAAACTCAAAATAGTCTGCCTTGATCATCGGCATGACTTGAACTAGGAAGTTCTCGTCATATTTCGCAAGACACAGAATACCTTGCTGCGTCGATTCTTGAAATGAATATTTGGTCATTAGTTCTTACCTGTCGAGCCGAAGCCGCCTTCTCCCCGTGAACTGGAGGAGGTTGAGGCTTCATCCACTATATTAAAGGCATCTCGATCAGGAATCCGAACCAATCTTGCTTGGAAAGCTGGTGCGATCACCATTTGTGCTACGCGCTCTCCCTTCTTGATCTTGATAGGTTCGTGTGAGCGGTTAGCTAGGATGATCTTGATTTCCCCTCGGTAATCACAATCGATAGTACCTGGGGCGTTAGGAATGATCAGATTTCTCAGACTTTGTGAACTTCTCAGTCTGACCTGACCCTCCCATCCTGGTTGAATAATCATACGCAATCCAGTGGGAACGAGAGTTACGCAATCGGGGTAGATCCAAATATCCTCAGAAGCCGCTAGATCAAATCCGGCAGCCCCTTCTGTTTTGTATTCGGGATCTGGGTTGTCCGACTCATTGAAAAGGTGGACAATAGGGGAGTCACAAATCATCTTTAGTTTCTTGGTTCCTTTGTAGCAGGGTTTAGTCATTCTTGGTTCGTCCAACATACTCTTTAGTAGTTTGTCGGTCGATTTTGTCTTTGGATTTGCCAGCAATGGCTCGGTTCCGT